GCCATATATGTTTAAATAATAAAAAAACCGCCAGAATATCTAGCGGCATAACAAGATAATTTCTTGTTCAGTTACTATAATTATATCATTATTTCTTTTAGGCTTGTCATAACCTATCATCTTTTCCATTTGTTTAAGTTTCTCTCTAGCAATATTAGTATTGTTTGGCATTTTACCTTTGTCTATTTGATCTTTAAGATAGCTTTCTATCTGACCTATATCGTCATCATAGACATCACTATTACCACTATCACCTAGTTCAAAGAAGTCAGCACAAAATGGTCTTTTATGTTCACTTCTGTAATCTAAGAATGGAACTTCTATATTTGATTCACCGGACACTTTAATATCTTTATTGTCTACCATAGCAGGAACTACAGCAGGAGCAGTTGATTGACCTGATCTAAATTCAGTTCCCATTAAAAACCCCTCCTTTTGGATTCCCATTTTTTCATTTCACTTCTAATATCTTTCATATTTTCTGTATTACCTCTCCTTTTTTGATCTATAAGTGATTCTCTAGCACTTCTAATCCAATCAGGTTCGTTTAATATTTTAAAAGCTACTTCATCAAGTAGTTTTCTTTCTTCTGGAGTCTTGGCTATATTCCAAGCTCTCTTTAATAAATTAATATCTTCTATTCTTCCTTTATCTAACATAGTTTCCCTTTATCAGGGGTTTGATATTATCTCCCCCCTGAATAATTAATGCTTAGGCAGCACCAGGAGTCTTGAGGACATAAGACCAAGTAGAGTTCAACATCTTAGCGACGTATGAACCAGACCATGAAGCAAGACTGAATCGTCCAGCTGGGTTTCCAGAATCAACACTGTTAGTAACAATGTCTAATTTTGGTTTATCACCCTCTAGATCAAAACAACCAAAGGCTTCAGCACCGTGGATGTAATTGTGATACACAGTTACACCAGAAGCAGAGGTACCAATGGCACCACTTGAGCTATTTGGATTCTTGTTCAAGAGACAACGAACTTGATAAAGTTCACCCATTTCACCATTGTACAATTTTCGCACATCAGAATAGGTCTTGGCATTTAACCAAGTGCTATCCAAAAGCAAAGATGTTTTGGTTTGTGGAGCAAATTTACCGATAAAGGTACTGTCTTCGTATGTTGGAGCTTTAGCGACTTCAAGTAGTTGAACTACACGTCGGAGTTCTGCACCAGTTAAGGTATCAGAAGTAGCGACAGTTGAAACGTTTGAGCCATTTCCATATCGAGCAGTACTATTATCTAACTCGTTTCTCACAATTTCATTCATAACTTCACCCATGTGTTGACCAACAACAGCGATTTTCTCGGCATTGTTCTTGTCAATAGAAGTGAGAGTCAAGAATTTTGAAATTTTAATTGTAGCACCATATTCAGCAAGAACGGCAGACACATTAGCAGCAGTAATAGAACATACAGCTGGTGATTCACCTTCACTCAAGGCACAGTTAGCAGGAGTGCTAGAAAGTGGAGTGTATCGGTTGAACCAAATGGTTTTACCTTCATTCTGACTATGAGTACGCATTTGACCACCCTCTTTACAAATCAATTCATATTCAGCTCTCTTTAAGAAGACTTTATCGTAATATGTTTTGACTTCGTTTGAAAGGGTCGAAGTTGTAATAGTAGCCATATTTTATAATCTAATAAATAACACCCAATTTCTTCTCTAATTCTTTCAAGTCCATATCTTCTACTTTCTTTTCAGTAGCAACGACTTGATTAGGTCGCATAGCAGATTGAGAAGCCTGTTTTGCGATTTCTCCCTGTTGAGAAGCAACAGATTTATCAATAGACCTTAAATAAGGTTTCATGAGTCCATCAACAAATTTCTTTAAAGACCCTGTTGGGTTGGTCTTTACGAATGCTAAACCAGCTTCAGCAATACTGTTAGCTAGTTCATTATCGTAATCATCAGAATCAGGATTGAGTTGAGGGTAGGCTTTTTCAGCTTCATTCGACTCGCTATTAATTCGGTTTGTATTTTCTCTTTGAACTTCTCGGAAACGAGCCATATTGTCGGCTTGTTGAAGTAACCATTGGTCTCTCTTTGCCACTCGGGCTTGGAGTTCTTCTTGTGTTACCTCCTCGCCGGGAGCTATTAAAGGTACGTTTGGGTTATATCCATTATTCATGGGTTTGTACCCTTGAGGTTCAACTGAACCTGTAAGTTCCTGAATTTTTTTAGCGAGGGATTCTTTTTCTGCCCTCTCTTCCTTAACTTTTTGGTTAAGTTCTCTAATTCTGGATTCAGCACCCTTCTTTGGAGGTTGATCGACCTTTACATCAGGTTGCTCTATAGTTTCTTCGCTTTCTGATTCGCTGGCCGGCGTTTCTTCTTGCTGAACTTCTATATCGTTTGTTTCAACTGTTGGTGATTCAGTTTGGACAGTTTCGGGTTCTGCCACTTCGTTTAACACCTGTTTGGTTAAATCGTCCATAATAATACACACCTTAATTTTCAGGAATGTGAGACCTGTGAGCCTAAATGACTCAGACAAAATTACTACCTTGTCTCAATCATTTAAATGCTTTGTAACCTTTTTTAAAGTATTCATCTCTATCTACTAAATTAGGTTGTCCATCATTTTTTAGACCAATCATTATTTTATTTGGTCCAATGTAAATAGCGTGTTCAATTTCACAGCTACGGCATACGCAATAAACTGATTCTTGTCTCCAGTTATGAACACCTTTGGGAGTGAATACAAACTCTGGGTTATCAAAGTCGTATCCTTTCTCGTCTGTATTTTTAAGGTTCAAGACTTCCTCATCTGTCAGGAGTGTCTTCGACTCTTGATTTGATTCTATTGAGGACATCTTTTATAAGTTGATTAGTAATAGCTAGTTGGCCTATTTCATTAAGTGCTGAGCCATTACTCATTTTAATTAATAACATTTGGTCTAATTCAGTTATGGTTCGGTCTATCAAGTCTTTTATTACTTTCCAACCACCACCTTGTTTCATTAAATAAAGTGCTTCGGCTTCTGGGTCATTCTCTTGTTTCTCTGCTTCCTTAAATACATCAAGAGATGAGAAGTCATTAAAGAATGTTGGTTTAATAGCGTTATTGTCCATTCATTCCTCCTTGTGGTGGCATTTGTTGTGGTTGTCCCATTCCTTGTGGTTGAGGTGGAACAGCATTAACATTTGTCATACCGCCATTCATAGCAGTCATAAACTGATTCATTTGATCTCTCATCATAGCTTGTGGATCTTGTGTTTTATCTTCAATTATCTTTTCATAATCTTGGATACCAGAGTTGAGAACTATTCTATTTATGATTTCACTTACATTGATTACCTTGCCTTCTTGTTCTTCCATTCTTTGAATTAAGGCTGGATTCTTAGTCATGAGTTCTAGTAACATCATTAAATTCTGTTGTTGTTCTTTTTGGTCCAATGCATAAGTAGAACCAGAGACTATTTCATAATCAAATAAGACTGAGCCAATATTCTTTTTACCGATACTTAACTTACCAGTCTTATCGTCATACATTTCTTCTGAATCTGGGAATTGTTTTTTGAAGTCTTCTATCTCATCAGCAAACATTCTGATAGCAATAGAGTTTGACATCTTTTTAGAGGTTAGATTAATGAACTTCTTATTTACATCAGTTAAGAATCTTTCCATATAGAAACGATCAACATTATCTCTGGCTGATTCTCTTGCACCCTGTTGTTTAAGAGCTTCAGGTGTTTTACCCATACCAGGGTCTACACTAGCCGATATTGATGTATCAGTAGTTCCCATCATGTTTAACATAGATGAGGTTACTATTTGATAGACGTTATTGAATGTGTTTTGACCTTGTGGACTTAAATTCATTGCTTGAGCAGCTTGTGATATTCCGTTAGTACCTTTAACTAACCATTTAGCAGCAGCAGACCATTTAATTGAATTAAGGTCAGCTACATAATCTTTATTTATTAGAGTTGGAGGGAATATAGATACCTTTACACCGTCTAAGTAAAGATTCCAAAGAGAATTGAGAGTGTATT